CTCAAACATGCTGCATTCCTTAACCATCCGCTATGAAGGGAAGGGGAATATCAATACATACATACCAATACATACATACATACTAATACATACTGACATACATACATACTGATACATGACCCCCCCTATGTATATACTGATATATATACTGATATACTGAATAGATCATATACCGATATAGATCATACTGATCCCTGATATATACTGATATACTGATACATACTGATATACCGGATATATCTCATTTCATTAAATCCCTTATTTATATAAGTATAATAGAGTTAATACCGATTAAATGAAGATAAATGGAGATAATAGCATTATAGGGCTTGTGGTTCATAAACTTATATTGCTATAACTGTTGTATGGAAACGAACTAGCTAGAACGGCCCAAGGGTCAGACGCTAATGAGTACCAGCAAGGCCTAGCACTCAAGAGGGTCACACGATACGAACCTACGAAGCCCAATTAATCCACCATATAAGAACCGCCTTCCCAAATGAACAGGCCAGACTGATTAGGTAAGAAACAGGGTGAAGACATACCGAAAGGTAAGACGAAAATAAGGGGTTGACTAGGCAATCAAGACAATCTAGGGTTAAGACACTAACAGGGGCCAACGACTAAAGCCTCTTCGACGGATAGCAGCTTTATATCTTATGCTGCAAGGTACGCAATCTCCCTTAGTGTTAATTCCGGGGGTGGTCAAATGAGGTCTGGTTTCTATAAACCCAAGTCTCTACCTACTGCGACGGGATGTACTCACTTAGGTGCAAACCCGACACTATACGCCGCGAACTGGACAAGAGCCAGACGCAGCGTGGTGGAACAACAAACACGGCCTTACAAGCCGTTGTGCGTTGACAGGCATTCAATTCCGAATGTCTTTCTTAGCACAATGAAAAGAGAACTAAATGACCAATCCAACAAAAGCGCAAGCAACTGCACTCGTATCCCTTGAAGTACTGATTGCCGAAACAATCCAGCATTGGACCACAGCACGGGATGGCGTTCAAAAGAGCCTCACAGGTGTCTTGTCCTTCGTTCACCTCACTAAGTCTCAGGACCACGCCGCACGGCTTGTGAACGTCCTTATTGACGGCATGGGTGATGGTATCAACGGCAATGCAATTCGGGAATGGTGCGGCCTGCACTTGAACATGGTTTTGAACAAAGAGAACAAGATGTCATGCAAGAAATTTGACATCAAGGCATTCTCGACAACTAAGGCCGCTTCTACTGCTGCACCTTGGTATAAGCTAAAGATTCAAAAGCCTGTCTTGTTTGACCTCGACGCTCAAATCGTGGCCTTGCTCAAGAAAGCACAAACCAACGCCGCTAAGTCCAAAGAGGACTTGGTTGAAGGCTCGTCTATTGTAGTCGGCGATGCGGCTTTGAAGGCATTGTCTGCAATCGCTGCCGACGCTACAACACGTATCGAGGTATCAAAGGCACAGAAAGCAGATGCGTTCGAACCTGACTTCTAAAGATTGATTAGCGTGTACACGGTGGCCTCCCACGCCGTGTATATTCATAACCAATTAGGATTAGAAACATGAAAACTCTCCTTACATTCGCAGCAGAATTCGCAATGGTATTCTGCATCTTTGTCATCACGGTTGGCGCTCTCTTTCTCGGTGCGCCGCTATGAATATCAAGCTCGACGAAAACACTGGTAAGCGTTGGCTACAGAAGCACGGCGGCGACATCAAAGGCATGGGCGTTGGTTACTCTCTCGACGTGACCTTTGATCGCTCTAAGGTGCGTAGCAACGCTAAGGATGCTGACAAGGCATATCTCTCAAAGAAACATGGAAAAGGATCAAGATAATGAACCCTAAAATCACACTAATAGCCTTCGTGGCCTTTCTTGTACTCACATCGGCGCTATGGTTGCCGCCTCTTATCACTGTGGGCTTGTTCTTGCTCATGGTCTCTGCGGTATCAACTCTTTTCGGCTTGGTCGTTTATGCGATCATCTATCTAAGCGCAGCAGCATTCGGAGGTAAAAACTAATGGAACATGCAATCTTCATCAACAAAGCCACAGCGGCGCGTCTTGCTGCATCCCTTAACGCTGAACGCCGTCACAGCGCCACTGTGCGGACCGCTACAGCACGTAGTCAGCTTCTGGGCTACCATGTATCCCTAAACGGCGTGAACGTCACTGAGAACGAAGTGGAGGCGTGGGCATGACCTATGACCAAACACAGGCATTATTCGAGGCTATGGACAATCTCGAAACGTATTCCAAGCTGCACCAGCAAGAGTTGTCAAAGGATGCATGTGACTGGCATTCCATCCAAAGGTACAACGACTACATCACCGTGGCACGTAAGAAGATATTCAACCTAGTAGGAGCCCCCCATGCTTAATAAGATCATTTTCGCAATCGACAACGACACAGACGTGCACACTGTTGCTAAGTTTCTACGTCACATCGACACCGCTCGTGCTATGGAAACAATGAAGGGTGCTTTCATCCCTTGCATCGGTTGCTATGACGGCGAGCTGGAATCCTCTTACATGATGGACGAACGCGACTATCGCCGGATCGTAGAGCCGCTGTCGTTCACTGCAGATCAAGACTGCATCATGCATGTGCCTGCTGACACCCGCCAATGGTGTACGTTGGAATATGCGACAGGCGGGACAGAATCAATCGGCGCTATGCGTCAAATCACTGCGCTGGAGGCTATGGGCCTCAGAGCGTGGACATACGTTCTCGAAACAGGAATGTATTGGACAACAGATGTATGATCTGATCCTAGACTACATGGGTGAGTATGCTATCATGGATACAGGACTCACCCTCGAATACTGCAATGCATTGGTGAATTACCTCTATCAGAATGTAATAACTGACCCTGTAGTACGTCTCACTTGTGAAGCACCTATTTAATCAAAGGACAACTGAATGAACACTCACATCAAGAACGCAACACTCGGCCTACTAATGGGCACAATCGCAACAGCAGTAATCTTGCTGCCACTCATCTACGACTTAGGAGCTTACTAATGCCTGACCAAGATGACCCATGCGACACAATGATGCCACCTAAACCAAAGGAAACACAATGACTAAACTAAAAGAACTAAAAGCAGCTGCTGATGCTGCTTATGATGCTTGTAATGCTGCTTGTGCTACGTACGCCATTGCGTGTAAGGCTGCTCGTGATGCTGTTCGTGTTGCTGATGCCGATTATGCTGCCGCTTATCATGCTTGGATTCAAGCTGAACTGAATAAAACAAAGGAACAAACTAATGACTAACATGATTACCACTATCGCAGAAGCCCTGCGCCGTCGCCGCAACATCAACGCGACTATCACTGAACTGCACAAGCTGTCTGATGCTGACCTACATGACATCGGTATCGCTCGCGGTAACATCGAGACAGTTGCTCGCGGCTTGATCGACATGCACCGCACAGTGCGTGACGCTAACAATTAACCTATCCCCGCTTCGGCGGGGGTACTGCTAGGCAGACGGACCTGATGCACTCAACATGGACACGATCCAGACATAACAGTCACGCGGTCTGCCTTGCACTACCCCCCCCTATAACAAATGGAGAAAACAATGATCTTAACAGTAAAGCACAAGTACCCTATGAAGATCGCAGAGGGTAAAACATCCATCGTGAAACTATGTAATTCATACGGCTTTCAATGCCATGTGACAGACAACAACATGCTAGTCCTACAGGATGAAGTCATCGACCCACGCCACGACCTAGTATTGGTGCAGGCTGGTGAGGATTACGTTGAGTTCGACGTAATCAGCAAGGAAGATTACGCTGCTAACTACGACGCTGTGTAATGGACTGGCAGACGATGGCTAAGGCTATACCATACGGCGCGAGTCGTAAGGTACAGCATTGCGGCTCATCGCCAGCCGCTCGTATCAACCACAGCAATGCAGGAATCAGCCTGTATTGCTTTAGATGTGGTGAGCAGGAGTTCATCCCGCATGGCCCACGCAGTGCTGCTGAGATACTAGCAGCGCGTGCAGCCACAGAGGAGCTCAAGGAGGCCCGTAGCATCCCTAAGCGGTGTCAGGGGCTCACAGAGGAAGGTGTGCCCTCAGAGGCGCTCCTATGGACTCTCAGGACAGGTTTAACACCAGAGGAGGCAACTAATGTATACGGTTTCAAATACGATCCGAAAACTAGAAGAGTTCTTATACCGCTTAGCGGAGGTTTCATTGCAAGGGCGGTCTTCAAAGAACTACCTAAGTATATCAGATCAGGGAGTATGGATCAGGAAATCTGGGAGTCCAGTGTGGGCGAAGGTGGCCCCGTCGTCATATGCGAGGACATCCTATCGGCAATTAAAGTGTCTCGCAGCGGATTTAGCAGCATTGCAATCCTTGGAACGAGTATATCTACAACCGCCGCAGCGCATATCGGCAAGTATCAAAACGTCATCTGCTGGACAGACGGAGACAAAGCAGGAGACGCAGCGTGGCTGAAGCTCAGGAAGCGAATGGCCCTGTACGATACTAGCCTAAGCAGGATCAGAACAGACGACGATCCTAAGAATATCTCAATAACAGAAATCAAAAGACTAATTGGAGAACAAAATGAACGATCAGTATGATATCTATGCACTTCTCGACATCCTCGGCATCGAGGGCTTTGATGTAGACCACTCTACAACCATGTTCGGCCCTCGCTTATCTTGTATCCTAGGGGACTTCCTTGATGGATTACCTACATATGACGAGGGTTTCGAGGATGGCACTAGTGCAGGCCGCGACGAGGGCTTTGACATTGGTTATGACTCAGGTTATGACTCAGGTTATGAAGATGGCTTCGAGGAGGGTCGTATGGAAGCCAAGTACGGTCGTGACGATTGATTGATCTATCACTCCTGCGCATCATGAAGTACCGCGAAGAGTACTTCAAGATCAAGAATCGGGTGCCTAAAGCAGCACTCGATCCGCAGACGAATGCACTGCTGTCAGATTTCGGATCGTTCTTTGAACGTATGCCGGAGACAGACTGCATAGACATGACGGACTTCATGCCCGTCTTTAGAGCACTGCATCCCAAGCTATCACAGGAGCAGATGCAAGCCTACTCAGGCATCATTGAACGTATCAGGGAGGATGTAAACGATGAAACACGCAGCGGCATCATGCAGTCGATGCTGGAGTTACGATTGGGCACAGAATTAGCTACAGTCCTATCACGATGGGACGAAGGCGAAGTGCCTAATATCCATGCTGAGATCAATAGCATCGCCTCTAGTTTTGAGCTCGACGCTAACATCAAGGCATTGGACTACATCAAAGTGGATGTTAACTCGCTACTGGACTCACGGCATGAAGACGTCGGCATTCGCTGGCGCTTGGATTGTCTTAATGAGAGTATGCGTAATCTTCTCCCCGGAGACTTCGGTATCATTGCCGGGCGTCCGGATAAAGGAAAGACGACATTCATTGCTTCCGAGGTATCCTTCATGGCCTCCCAGCTAGAGACAGGGCGTAATGTCCTGTGGCTCAACAATGAGGGTAAAGGAGAGTCCATCTATCTGCGACTGATCCAAGCAGCACTCGGTCTCACCATGTCAGAGATGCGTGCCTTGCGGGACAGCGGTAAAAGCCTAGCGGATGAGTACACTAAGATCGTTGGAGACCTCCATCGAATACGGATTGTAGACATCCACGGGCTAGATACCTATGCGGTTGAGAATATCATCCGCTCCAATGATACGGGTATCGTGATCTATGACATGATCGACAAGATCAAGGGCTTCAGTGATACATCGCGGACTGACTTAGGTCTCGAAGCGATGTATGACTGGGCTCGTGAGCTTGGAGTTAAGTACGATATGATCGGGATGGCTACGTCACAGATCAGCAACGAAGGAGATGGTCTGCAATACCCCACGCTTGGTATGTTGAAAGACAGCAAGACGGGTAAGCAAGGCGCATGTGACTTCCAGCTAATGATTGGGGCCAGCAATGACCCTAATCTCGGTGGCTTACGCTATCTCGGTCTACCTAAGAACAAGTTACGTCGTGAGGGCAAGGCGGGTGATCCGCGCTGTCCTGTTAACTTCAAACCACAAATAGCACGTTTTGATGATGTGCCAGTAATGATGGATGAATAAAATGATGATTAAAATTACTAAGTCTTGCAAGAACGGTGGTGTCACTGATGGGGCTATCAACCCTTCCTTCATGACATCTGCGTTGTATGTTCCAGAGATGGAACTCACAGCGATCAACATGCACGATCAGCCTACAATCTGGGTAATTGAAACCCCTGATGACATCGCTGATATGGTTAACGAACAACCAGAATTGGAGATCATTTATGGGTAAGCGCAATCAATGGGCACAGGAGAATATCGCAGATTATGTGGCATCCGCCCACGGCAACCTAACACTGGCGGCTAAGTTCATGAACGAAGACAAGGGATTTGACCGCGATAAGGTTACACGTCAGAACCTACAGACATGGATCAATGAAGACGCTGATCCTGTCCTCACAGATAGCATGGATAACTTCGAGCTATCACGTACCAACCGCAACCTCACTAACCGCAACAACAAGCTGACCCGTGAACTCCGCGCCAATGGCGATGCTATCATTAGCAAGTCAGACACGTTGCAGGCTATCGCACAGGCTGTGTCAGTCGTTGAGCCTAGCTGGCCTATGCCGTACATGCCCCCTCAGCCTAATGGGCGTGGTATCACGATTGAGCTACTGTTCTCGGACCTCCAGATCGGTAAGCTCATGGACGGCTATGACAGTCAAGTCGCTGTTCGTCGTGTAGAAGAGTGGATCAGGGTAGCAGCTATGCGTATCCGGAGCTACCAGCAGCAGGGCTATAAGGTAGAGAAGATCATCCTAGCTGTTCTGGGTGATGTAATTGAGAGCGACAAGAAGCATGAGAACTCAGGTCGAGGATGCGACATCGGTACTGCACAGCAGATCGAAATGTCCATCGACATCTTGTTCAATAAGGTAATCAAGCATCTCGCTTTGTTCGGTGTACCAATGGACGTCATTATGGTCACAGGCAACCACGACCACGACGGTCACGGCTTGTCTATGTTCATGCCGGGGCGTGAGCACCTCTCATGGCCTCTCTACAACGCTGTGAAGATGCTCACAGAGGCGTACGGCATTGATGCTGAGTTCTTCATCCCGGAGGGTAGCCACCACATCCACTCGGTGTACGGGGCTAACATCTTGTATGAGCACGGCGTAGGCGTTGCTACCTCAGAGGCAGCTATGAAGGGCCACGTTGCCAAGCGTATCAATCAGGTCAAGGATTACATCCACCTGTACCGCATGGGCGACAAGCACAACATCTGTCGCTTCAACAATGACCGCTTTGTGGTCAATGGTGCGTTCTTCGGTGATGATCGTATCGGCTCTGACTTCTCAGGCATCAAGGGTTACGACGGGGAGCCAGCACAGGTTATGTTCGCTTATGTAGAGCGCGACAACAACCGACGCACACCTATCTTCGATAGCTTGGTGATCCAGCTAGGGCATATCACATGAGTGCCCTAGACAGCCAAGTAGGGGGGGATCACTACAAAGATAAGGGCATCCAGCCCGTTGAGTACATCTTTGCTAATGGTCTCAACTTCTTTGAAGGCAACATCGTTAAGTACATCACACGGTGGAAAACTAAAGGCGGGACGCAGGACTTGGATAAGGTCATGCACTACGCACAACTGCTCAAAGAGCTACACATCAAAGAAGAAAGGAAATCAGACAATGGCCGACTATAGCACATACGTCCTAGAGCGTTATTACCGGATGCTCAAGGCAGCAGACATGCAGGTTCCAGTGGACCTGCTCATGGAGTTGAACTCAAGACGATAAAGGAAATCGAATGGCTTATCTAATCTTCGACGAAGAGACACAAATCCACAAGTCACATCGACGCACAGCTAATCCATTCGATCCTCTTAACTTCGTAGTAGCACGTGGATGGAAGAAGGAAGGCGATGGACATTGTAGTGCAAGTTTCCACACAGGCAGGAGTGGTGATAATCATCTGGTTATTGCTGACGATGTAGACGTTCTAGTCGGACACAACATCAAGTTCGACCTGCTATACGAGCTAGTAGCCTCTGAGAGCAACGTACAGGGGTACTACAGGCGTGGGGGACGTATCTGGTGCACACAGTATGCCGAATACCTCTTGAGGGCACAGGATCGCCGCTTTCACATGAACAGTATGGATCAGATTATTGAGTCATACGGTGGACGCAAGAAGATCGACGGCATGAAGGAGCTCTGGAAGGCAGGGGTGCAGACAGCAGACATGGATCAAGACATGGTGCTGGACTACCTCATAGGTACTGAGGATGAGGGCCGTAACTCCGGTGACATCGGAAACACAGAGCTCATCTATCTCGGACAGGTCAAGGAAGCTACCGAAATGGGTATGCTGAAGATGATCCAAGTGCGTATGGATGCACTAGCAGCCACCACAGAGATGGAGTACAACGGCATCAAGGTGGACATGAAGCGCGCAGCCTCTGACCTGAAGAGCCTGAACGCTGCATTAGCTGAGGCTACTGTTGAGCTCAACGAGTACACTGCAGTCATACCAGACGAGGTAGGGTTCTCATGGAACTCTGTGATCCACAAGTCAGTCCTGATCTACGGTGGTATCATTAAGTACAAGAAGCAGACCACCTACCTCGACGAGAACACTGGTGAACTAGCTCGGCTCAAGGCAGTCGAGAAGCAAGCTGTGCTCAAGGACGGTGAGCCTGTGCTGTACCTGTCAGGCAAGAAGAAGGGTGAGCAGAAGTACAAGAACGTAGACGTCCCCGGAGAGTTGAAGGTCAAGTATCAAGACTTCTTCCATGCATTACCGGGATACGTTGATGCTAAGTCGCTTGACATCGACAAGTCTACGCTCACAGACGGTAAGGATGGCCCGATCTACTCCACCGACAAAGACACCGTGATCCTACTCGGCAACCTAGACGTACCGTTCTTGAAGGCAATGAGCCGCAAGACGACGCTAGACAAGGAGATAGGCACGTATTACGTCACTACAGACAACAAAGGCGACATGAAGGGTATGCTCACCTGTGTGCAGCCCAGAGACCACATCATCCACCATGCCCTAAACCACACCAGCACTGTGACAAGCCGTCTCAGTGCATCCAACCCTAACATGCAGAACATCCCCCGTGGTGATAAATCCACGATCAAGGCTATGTTCGTTAGTAGGTTCGAGGGCGGTAAGATGGCAGAGATTGACTACAGCCAGCTAGAGGTTGTGGTCATGGGCTTCTTATCAGGTGATCCTAAGCTAGTATCTGACCTCTTATCCAAGGTAGACTTCCACTGCGTACGAGTTGCAGCCCGTGAAGGCGTGACATACGACGAAGCTCTTGAATGGTGTAAGAACGAAGACCACATCAACAATGCAGTATGGAAAGTCTTTCGTACTGAGTGCAAGGTCTTTTCATTCCAGCGTGCTTACGGAGCAGGGGCGAGTACAATCGCACTGTCCGCTAACATGACGGTCGAGAAGGTCAAGGAGATGATTAACGTCGAGGAAAAGATGTATCCGAAGGTAGAGACTTTCCACAAAGACGTAGAGAAAGAGATCAACGCTACCGCAGAACCATTTCGTGATCCAGACAGAGGATACCGTGTGTACCGCAAGGGCACATGGCAGGCACCCACCGGAACGCTGTACGGCTGGCGCTCATGGGACGCTCCGAAGTTCATGAAGGAACGCGGTATCGACGATACATTCTCCCCACCGGAGATCAAGAACTACCCCACACAGGGGACAGGCGGTGAGATCGTACAGATGATACTCGGAGTGTTATTCCGATACTTCAATAAGAAAAGCAACTGGGATGGTAAAGCCTTCCTAGTTAACACAGTACATGACTGCGTATGGTTTGATCTTCATCCAGACGTAGCAGATGAGGTGCTCGGCGCAGCTAAGCACATCATGGAGAGCGTACCGCAGTTACTGAAGCACTTCTTCGGTATTGACTGCCCAGTACCTTTCCCTGTAGACGTGGAAATAGGTAACAATATGTTAGAATTACATCATTGGAATCCTTAACCATCCACTATGAACCATAAGACAATATCAAACAATTACTGGAGAGTAACACATGACTAACCTAATGGACCAAATCACAGCAGCAGCAGCAGTAACTGACCAAACCACAGTATCAACTGGGTTTGTACGTGAAGTAGCCCCTGCAGGATTCACTACTGCACGATTCGTATCCTACATTGAAGTAGGTAAGCAACCACAACGAGCCTTCCAAGGTGTAGAGAAGCCAGACACTCATGAAGTACGTCTGACCTTTGAACTCAATGGTCCTAAGCACACCACTACTTATGAAGCTGATGGTGAGCAGAAGACACGCACTAACCTCATCCGGATTACATCTACTATCTCTAACAACGAGAAGTCTAACTTCTATAAGTTGTTGCAGAAGATGACGTACGGTCGTAACGACATCAAGCATATGGCTCAGATGCTCGGTGAGGGCTTCTTGGTTAAGGTATCACACAACAAGTCCAAGGATGGCACTAAGACGTACGCTAACCTCAAGTCTGATGTATGGGACATCGGTCAGCCAGCTACTACTGATCCGATCACTAACGACACTAACATCCTAGCGGTTCCAGAAGCCACACAGGAATTGCAGTTGTTGTTGTGGAACACGCCTTCCACTGAGCAGTGGGACACCATCTTCATTGATGGTGAGTACACTCGTGAGATCGAAGGTAAGCAGGTAACGAAGTCTAAGAACTTCATCCAAGAGCTCTGCATGTCAGCCTCTAACTTCATGGGCTCTCCTCTGGAGGCTTTGGTGATGGGTGGTACAGTAGCTGAGCTCATGGCTCCTCCTGCTCCTGTAGCCCCTGCCCCTGCTCCTGTAGCAGTAGTTGCAGACGAAGACCCACTCGCGGCTCTCGGCCTAGCGTGAGCCTAGCATCCTTCGGCCTGTCCAGCGATGATCTTGTTGGTCAGGTCAAGGAGAACACGTACCCAGAGCCTGTTCAAGGGCGTGTTGCTCATATCGACGCTGACTTCACTTGCTATCAAGTATCAGCAGAATCCAAAGACGAGCTCGATGGCACACAGCCACGGCGCTCCCTAGACGACATGAAGTACAACCTGCGTCAAGCTCTGACACACCTGATGCGTATGACTGGCTCCACTAGCTATGTCGCCCACATCACACCTAGTGGCTCTAACAAGGGCAACAGGGATGCACTAGCACTAACCAAGGGCTACCAAGCCAACCGCGACGGCAAGGAGAAGCCTGAGCATCTACAGACGATCCGATCATACATCGGTGAGGAGCTCCCTAGCATCGTACACCTCTATCAAGAGGCTGACGACGGTATGGCACAGGCTAACTACAACGCAGTAGATAGCAACCTCAGTGTCATCGTGTCTAAGGACAAAGACCTCCGCATGGTGCCGGGATTGCACTGGGACTTCGATGACGAGTGCATCGTAGACGTAGACGATCCTTTCGGTTCCATCTGGGTTGACCGCAGTAAGAAGTCCGCTAAGCTCACAGGCTGGGGCACATCCTTTTTCTGGGCTCAGTTACTCATGGGTGACACAGCAGACAACATCGCTGGTCTACCACACATGACTGTAGACGACAAAGACAAGAAGGTAGGACCGATAGCAGCGTTCAAGCTGTTAGAAGACTGCAAGACAGACCTCGAATGCTTTGAGCTAATCAAGAAGCTATTCAAGGAATCGTCGTACCCGTGGCATGACTACCGCGACGGTCGGCTAACCTTCTATGCGCTACACATGGTATCTGATATGCAGCTACTATGGATGCGCCGCACACCCGATCAAACAGACGTAATCAAATGGCTAGGAGAGATGAAGTGAACACGCACAGATACAGTGTATGGGTCGAAGGTAAGATCATGACAGAAGGTCAGGATCGCCTAGTAGAAAACACCCTCGGCCTCGTAGGAGAGGCTGGAGAGGTAGCAGAGAAGATAAAGAAACTAATACGAGACGATACACGGTTTTCAAATGCTGAAATCATTAAGGAGCTAGGTGATGTGGTGTTCTACGCCACAGCACTGGCTAACTACTACGGTAGTACTCTGGATGGTGTACTAGAAACGAATGTTGAGAAGTTAAACAGCCGCGAAGAACGCGGTGTAATTAAAGGAAGCGGTGATAACCGATGAAGAACTCAGAAGTAAATACATACGGACCAAAGATCGGTATCAGTGAAGAGATTCATGCTATGAAGTATCGCTCGAAAGGCGAAGACTTCAAGGCAAGCCAGACACGGGTAGCCGAAGCGCTACGTGATGGCCCTGAGCACTTCGAGGCATTCCGCA